GTCACTTCGTCGCCATACCAGGTCTCGTCTGAAATTTCTCCGTTGAGGTATAAGGTGCGTTCTCCGGTAGTTTCATCTCGCACCCAATTCCAAAATTTCCTCATTGGCTGTTAACCTCCTTTTGATAAAAATTGCCTGCCTGTGAAAGAGGGAGCATGTTACCGTTCACCAGATACAGGTCTCCGCCTTCCTCCGCAGAGATACGATTCATATCTTCAAGTTCCCGGATATCATTCGCTGACAGCCAGCCATTCTGCCGTCCGACTGCATAACCATTCATCCGGCTCTGGTAGTCGCCACGAAGCAGACCGTCAACATTGAACTTGATGAAGATTGAGTTCTTCTCAGATGGCAAGAGTAACGATTGCTGAAGACTCTGCTCCCATCGCACCACCCATGGGTTAAGCGTGTATTTTACGAACTCCAGTGATTGCTGCTCAATGTTGGAGAAACTCGACTTTTCAAGGTCACCCACCATGTGCGGAGGTATACGGATAATCCTAGCGATTTCATTGATCTGAAATTTTCGTGTCTCCAAGAATTGAGCCTGCTCCGGAGGAATACCGATTGCCTGAAACTTCATTCCTTCCTCCAGCACAGCGATTCTATGGGCGTTTCCGCTACCTTGATAAGCGCTGTTCCAACTATCCTTGACTCTCTGGATGTCCTTGATTACACCAGGGTGCTCCAGTACGCCACCTGGATTTGCACCGTTTGCGAAGAATGAAGCACCGTATTCTTCAGTCGCAAGCGACATGCCGATGGCGTTTTTAGCCATAGCAATAGGACTGTATCCGATGAGGCCGTCAAATCCGAGTCCGGGTATGTGAAGTATTTCATCTCTGCGTAGTGTCACTATTCCGCTATTGGGATTGATGCGGCTTTCTTCTGTATCCCTGCGATATGTGTAAACCAGATCTCCGTTTGCTGCCCGACTAACTTCCATCTTGTTGGGAAGCAGTGGGTATAGTGCGATTGGCTGTCCGCGACCGTTTCTCAAAACCTGCGCATAGGCATTACCCCAAAGTAAAAGATGACTCATCAGTGTTTCTCTGAACACAAATGAAGTCATCTCTGGGTTAGGTTCGTTATGGAGCAAGTAGTATAGCGGGTGCTGTGGTATACGTTCTTTGCTTCCGTCCATTCGGTATTGATAAACGTGTAGCGGAAGTCCGGCTATAGCCTCGGATAGTATTCTTACACAGGCATACACTGCAGCTGATTGCATTGCCGTCCGCTCGTTAACTGTCTTACCGCTGGTCGTGCTGCCAAACAGAAACGAAAATGCACTGCCGATACGGTTTTTAGGCTTATCACGTGAACGAAAAAGTCCTTTAAGTGGGTTTATCATAGGCTTTCACCTCCAAAATGAGCATGAAAAAAGCGCCCATCATTTGAAAGGCGCTCTCTGTAAATCTACTATTTAAATTTTTCTGAACCCATCCTCTTTTCTATTTAGTACAGGACAGTGGTAACTGTAATCATGATAAAATGCTGGATTATTTTTGCATAGCATTGATGCGGCAGTTCCAGCGTAAGCTGCAGGTTCTCGGCATGCTCCCCGACTATACCGACTTGAAATTGCAATTATACTGTTCTGTATTGCCGTTGGAAGTAAATTATATATTTCGTTTGAAGAATTCGTCTTTGGATAAATTGCTCTTAAAACTGCTTCAACAGCTGAGATTACAGAATTTAGTATACCTGCCTTACTCATTAAAAATGCTTCTGCGTTCATGATGAACCTCCTTAATTCTTATTAAAATTGCTTCTTCATTAACTATTTTTCAGTTTTAACAACTCAGCTGCAGCTCTTAGTCTACGTTCAGGATCTGTTGATTTCAGTTCCTCTTCTAGCACTTTTAAAGCATCATTAAATAGCTGATCCAACTTAATAGAGTTTTCTTTGCTCATTGCTGGTCTTTTGCCAAGCAATTTATCTAACCCTGATTCTTCAATAGGTTCTGGGTATTCACAGATAGTATTTCGATTGTTAATTAACCGCTGAATACTACTATCAAGATTCGTAGAATGTATTCGGTCAATCCATTCGACACTTCGTCTGTGACACATTCCATCATGGTCGTTATCATACTGCGGTTCGTATGTGTAATCTCCTACTGTCCCAATATAAGCCCAATCTTTTTCAGCAATGATTACGACATCTCCAGCTTTCATGGTATTCACGAATGTATTAACTTGGCCTAGTGCATTTCCTAATTTATGACCGGTTATATTGTATGCCTTTTCAAGCCTGTCACGTATTTCATCTTTACTCACTTGTGTCAAATTCCCAATTCCTGGCCAACCAATACATACGAACTTTTGGTCAATAAACTCTCTAAAACGTTCAACCCCATGTGGTTTTGTTTTCATTTGAAATATTTTCATATTAAATAACCTCACTTTCTCGTTTCGTTACGCTTCGTCACGTTTTGTTAGGTATAATATACCATATCATATATTGCATTGTCAATAACAATTTTCGTGAGGATTCCTTACGAATTCGTAGCGATTAAGAAAGTTATAGAATTAGCAAGCCCCTCTCGTTGTAGACAGATTCACTACTGCTGCCTTTTCCACAACGAATGGCGCGGTCAAGTGCCATAATGGTTGCTACCGCGCCATCTATTCTTTCTGTACTCTTCTCCTTATCTGGCTTTATGTTTCCAGCTGGATCGGTCTTGATATAGATGTTATCCATCATCCAGCGGAGAACAGGATGACCGCCGTGGGCGATTTTCTGTTCAAGTGTCAACTTCATAAGTTCCTTGGTAGGTGGAGACATATCTTTAAAGCCCTGTCCGAAAGGAACGACTGTAAAACCAAGGCCCTCGAGGTTCTGTGTCATCTGAACAGCTCCCCATCGGTCAAAGGCAATTTCCCGTATGTTATACTTCATTCCGAGTTGTTCAATGAAGCTTTCAATAAAGCCGTAATGCACAACATTTCCTTCCGTTGTCATAAGGTGTCCCTGTTTAACCCAGAGATCGTACTGGACATGATCGCGACGTACTCGGAGATCGATGTTATCTTCCGGCATCCAGAAAAACGGAAGTATCTCATACTTGTCCTCCTCGTTTTGTGGTGGGAACACCAACACGAAAGCAGTAATGTCCGTTGTCGAGGAAAGATCAAGCCCGCCATAACATACTCGCCCTTCTAGGTTGTCAGCATCAACCGGGAATGCACAAGCATCCCACTTCGCCATTGGCATCCAACGGACAGCCTGTTTGACCCACTGATTAAGCCGGAGCTGCCTGAAGCTGTTTTCTTCAGCCGGATTTTGCTTTGCACTTTCACAGGCAGCCTGAACCTTGTCAATTCCAACCGTGATTCCAAGGGAAGGATTCGCCTTCCTCCATACCTTCGGATCAGTCCAATCATCATCCTCATTAGCACCATAGATTACCGGATAGAAAGTAGGATCGTGCTTTCTGCCTTCCAAAATATCCAGCGCCTTCTGGTGTGTTTCATAACAGATGCTCTGGGTATCTGTTCCCGCTGTAGTGATGAGAAAATATAGCGGCTGCATTCTTGCATCGCCGGAGCCCTTCGTCATAACATCGAACAACTTCCTGTTTGGTTGGGTATGCAGTTCATCAAATACTACACCATGGATGTTGAAGCCATGTTTTGAATAAGCTTCAGCTGACAGCACCTGATAGAAGCTGTTGGTTGGAAGATATATCAGTCGCTTTGTTGAAGCCAGTATCTTTACACGCCGGGACAGTGCAGGGCACATCCGTACCATGTCGGCTGCCACCTCAAAAACAATCGAAGCCTGCTGACGATCAGCCGCACAGCCATATACTTCAGCGCGTTCCTCGCCGTCACCGCAGGTCAGCAAAAGGGCAATAGCTGCAGCAAGCTCTGATTTGCCCTGCTTCTTTGGAATCTCCACATACGCCGTATTAAACTGGCGATATCCATTAGGCTTAAGAATACCGAATATATCGCGGACTATCTGCTCCTGCCAGTCGATAAGCTCAAAAGGCTTACCCGCCCAGGAGCCTTTCGTGTGGGAGAGAGCCTGTATAAAAGAAACCGCATAGTCTGCGGCATCTTTATCATAATATGAGCCTTCGGCCATGAAGGCGGTTGGCTTGTATTTCTTTAATTTACGCATAGGCGCCGCCTCCTTCATAAAAATAGGCAAAAGGAAAGAGCCTCCGTGGAAGCCCTTTGCTTTTGCCTATTTTTCTTATTCTGTTTCTTGAGATTTACCAGTTAAATCTTTTCAGTCATCAGTGGGTACATCTTTTTCTACTGAGTCAATGGTGGCCTGGCGCAGGATATCCAAGTCAAAACCTGCGTCCTTATAGCCTTCCAATATCATGGTATAATAATAGCAGCTTGGCTGGCCAAGCGGTCTACCCTCGTTCATAACATATACCATAGCTTTAACGGTTTTACCTCCTAGTTTCACCTTTACAGTCTCCTTTCGGTAAAGGAAAGGCCAGCCTTCGTAGCGATCGAGTGCAGTTTCGTCTGCAGAAGTCAATTCCCAAACCAATACAGGAACACTGCTGCCCTTAAAAGGTTCTATTGTCGCCACTGCATCCGCGTGAGCGCCCCGAAACAGGAGCCGCCAATCTTTCAATATACTGGTACCTACCACCCTTGCTGTGGGGCACCGGTTTGCCATCTGCTTTATGTTGAGGTTCGAACCGTAGGCAACGTACAGTTTTTTATCCATTATTCTTTGTGTCCTCCTTCTAGCTTAGACTTCTCGGGTGGTTCAGGCCGCCCGAAATCGCCATGCCGCCGATCCATTTAAGTGAGCAGTCAGATGTTCGCGGCAGTTTGCAAACTCTTCACCAATGAAGCCAATGCGGTTTAAGTAAGTCCTCATAGCGAACTTTTCGTTCTCCGTCTGCGGCTTCTTTGCCGACGCACATTTTTGCGTAAGCGCCTGATGGTTGAGGGCTAAGGCCAAAACCACATAGCTTCTTATCTTGCCAGCATGAAGTTCGCTGTTAAAGCCTCTAAGCTCTACCGTGTGATTACCGGTGAAAAAGCTGTGAAGGTTCAGAAAATGATAACGACTTTTGTGATAATATTTGTCGCGGCTCTCGCTGTAGCCTTCGTACCAAATCTCCTCAATTGCTTGCATGGTCTTAGGTTTGCGTTTGTTCATTTTGTCGACCAGTATGCTGTCCATCTTCTTGCAGTATTTCATCCTCTCCGGTGCAATCTGAAGTGCTTTGTAAAAAAGGTCATTCTTGCTGGCAATGATGTTAATAAAGTTGCGTATACTCCTTGGTGTGTGTTTGGAACCGTCGAGGTGAATGTGTATGCCGCAGGAAGCATTGGCAAAAGCCCCTGCTTTACGCAACCGCCTGACTAACTCCTGCAGGCATTCTATGTCCTCCCGGTAGGTAAGGATTGGACTGACCAGTTCCACACTATATTCGCGAGTAGCGGCTACTTTTTGCCTGCCATTTCGCTTTTGGCAGGAGATACTTCCATCGCTCATAAGCTTCCAAATCCGTCCGTCTGGCGCTATGACTTTCTTGGTATCGTAGTAATCGCCCGCGCTGGCAATTGTCCCGCCAAGGTATTCAGAGGTAACTCTTGCTGCTTCGCTTCTCGTAATACCTGTAAATTCAATTTCAATTCCAAATCTGCTTGTCAACACCGTGATTTTCCTCCTGTGCTTGTATGCTTTGTGCCTTTCGGCATGTACATATATCACTCTAAAAGGCTTATATAGCAAGCAATATTCAGGAGAAAAACACACAAATATATGGGTAGGGGAGCCCGTACTTAGCCTAATCCTTTACAGCTTTTTCACTAAATCCTCACCATACACGACACCAAGGCTTGAACCTCTATCCCAAGTACAGAATATCGTACCCGTATCATCCACGAAGTCTACTGTACCTTTGTCTCCGGGTCTCAATTTGGAGTACTGGTCATTCATCCGTACCAATTCAACACGAGTTCCAACCGGGTATTGCTTTCGGAGTCTCTCCACAGTCTCCTTTGAAGGGAACTTATTCATAATCTGATACCTTCGTCACTTTGGCTGGAGCACCATTCTTAAATGCGCTATTGCCAGATAGGTTTCTGAGCAGGATTTTTCGCGCAGTTTTATACTCGTCGCCCACAAAGCCCAATCTTATCAGGAACACTCGAAAAGCGAACTTTTCATTCTCAACAGGTTTATCCTTAGCAGTCACGCGGTGCTGTTCCTTTGCAGCTGCACAAAGGGCACCAATGAAGCGAGAGTAAGCAGAAAGCTCCTCTGGCTCAATCCCGAAGCGGAACCATGGAAACCTGATTGTTGTTTCTGTCCGCTCGATAGGCAGCTTATCAACTCCGATTGCCTTTTTAATGAGAGACTCTTTGCTTGCAATGAGCCGTTCCAGATTCTCGAGTGCTGAGTCGGTAAACCCATCAAGCGGCATTTCTATCGTAAGCGTGTCACACATTTCACCGGTGCCTGCTTCGTCAGTTTCGTAGGTAAAGCCGAGTTCCAGAAGTTTTTTCAGTAAGTTCTGGATGGTAATCTCGTCCGTGCGATCATTCCATGAAAGAGTCCCATCCTTGCTGATGTTGATATTGCCTACAACATAGGCAAAGCTCGGTGCACCTTTATAAACAGGTTCAAGGCCGAGGGCTTCTCCTATTGCCTTGGCGAGTGCTTTTCTTGCCTCGCCGGATACGTTGAAACTTGCTTCCATTTTCGTTAGCCTCCTTAGCTTTTTGGTGATTACATATATCACTCTAAAGCTGTGGAATAGCAAGTAATATTGCGCAGGAATATATGTGCATCAGGCTGATTCAACCTCTGTAAAAGTCATCTTCACACCGTCCCGAATGAGATACACATTATCCTTGCTGCCTACCTGCTCGATATATCGTTTCACGATTACATCACAGAACTTTTCATCCAGTTCAACTGTATAGCAAATCCGCTTTGTCTGCTCGCAGGCGATAAGGGTACTACCTGATCCACCGAATGGATCTAGTACGATGCACCCTGTCATGCTGGAATTTAGGATAGGGTATGCTATCAGCGGTACCGGCTTCATCGTAGGATGGTCTGCATTCTTCTTGGGCTTGTCAAACTCCCAGATGGTTGACTGCTTGCGGTCGGAATACCAGACATGCTTACCGTTTTTCTTCCAGCCGAACAGGATTGGCTCATGCTGCCATTGATACGGTGAACGTCCAAGCACCAGTGATTGCTTCTTCCAAATACATGTGCCAGAAAGGTAAAATCCGGCGGCATCAAAAGCACGACGGAAATTGAGCCCTTCGGTGTCAGCATGGAATACATAAATAGACGCGTCCTTCGCCATCGCTTTTTCAGTGAGGGTGAACGCGTCTAAAAGAAACTGATAAAACTTTTCATCCGCCATATTATCGTTCTTAATCTTTCCGGCTGTGCCTTCGTAGTTAACATTGTACGGAGGATCAGTCACCGTTAGGTTGGCCAGCTTTCCGTCCATGAGCAGATTGAATGTTTCAGCCTTCGTGCTGTCACCACACACCAGACGGTGCTGTCCTAGCAACCATAGGTCCCCCAGCTTCGTAATAGCAGGTTTTGAAAGTTCTTCGTCCACATTAAAGTCATCGTCTTTGACATCCTCAATACCGCCCAACAGCTTATTTAACTCTGCATCGTCAAAGCCCAGGAGCGACAAATCAAAATCTACACCTTGTAATTCAGAAAGTTCTACCGATAACATTTCAGTATCCCAGCCTGCGTTCAAGGCAAGGCGGTTGTCAGCGATTATGTATGCTCGCTTCTGTGCTTCGGTCAGATGTTCCGCAAATACACATGGAACTTCGGTGATACCTTCTTCTTTAGCTGCAAGAACACGGCCATGCCCTGCGATTATATTTAAGTCTTTATCCACTATGACCGGATTGACGAAACCAAACTCCCGTAGGCTCGCACGAAGCTGGAGAATCTGTTCTTTGCTATGTGTACGAGCATTCCTTGCATATGGCACCAGCTTATCAATATTTACTTTTTCTAATCGTTCAGTTGTATTCACAATCTTCTACCGTCCTCTCCTACCTGAAAGCAGAGCTTCCATAATATCGTCCTGCGGATTTCCAATGAAAGCCGTGGTACAGTTTTGCTTGACTATGTCAAAGATCTCATACCAGAGCAGGTTAGCCTGCTTTTGAAAAGACTGGCTCATTTGCACGAATGGACTAGCAATCGCACCTCCCGTTGTTGGGTGCTTGCCTAAAAGGCCATATGTGCTTATAGCTTCTTCACACTGGATGTATCGTGTAAACGACTGTGCATAGGCTTCGACGAGTCTGGGATTTACGAATTTTTCACAACCACGTTCCTTTAGCCATTTCCATGTTTCAATAAATAGGGCATCAGCACCCAGTGGTTTACCATCTTTTTGCCGTGCGCTGAGGTATTCACTCGGCGTCGGCATATCTTCACCATTCAAGTCTGCTGTGTCGTCCAGTTCGCTTGCTTCGAGCATGGACTCTGGCTTAAACTCTGGCGCCTCCAAAATCCGTGCGGCTTTACCTGCTGCGATCTTTTCCGCAAGAGGTTGTGGTTTGTCCCCGGCACGCACGCGGCGCCCACCTCTATTTGTACCGTCTTTTGCCACGTGC